ATTCGTTGGAGTAAAGATGCTAGTAATTTTAAAGAAGGGGCAATCGAAGCTATTTGGAAAGGATTAAAGCAAGTTGAAAATCCCATCACAATTGCTACTATCAAATCTTTGGCTAATGACCAAGAGCTATTGGAGCCTTTCTATATTAAGCAATTGGTGGATTGCAAATCCGAAGAGTCAATCAAAGGTGTCATCAAAAGGATTAAAACTAAAAATCTTGATGTTGATGTTCGCAATACTATTTCCAATAGTTTAAAAACTGCATTCGAAAAGGTTGGCATCAAAAAATCCCTTAGCGATTGCAGATCTTTAATCAAAATCGATTTAAAGGAAACGACCAAAGGCATATTCGATAACATTTATTATGTCAATACTTTGGGTGGTTATTTTGACGCAAACGAATGGGTATTGTTAAAGAATGAGGCTTTCAATCTAAAATATGGTCGCTTTATTCCCGCGGGGGATAGAGGCGCAAAACCATCAGCGACCAAATTCGTTGCGGATCATAGTTTAATTCAATGCATTAATCAGACCCAATATGCTCCCTATACTCCTGATTTGATTTTTTACAATGAAAATGGATCTTGCCTAAATACTTATAGGCATTCAACTACACCCATTGCAACACACGAAGACAAAAAAGTTAGTCAAATTGTGATTAATCATTTGAAAAATATCTTTGTTGACCAAAGCGAAGTAGCCATATTTATTGATTGGTTAGCTTGGCAAGTCCAACACACAGGAAGACTTATTGGATGGGCCCCAGTTCTAATCGGAGACGAAGGCATCGGTAAAAGCTTTTTTGGAAATTTGCTAGAAACTGTATTGGGTGCCAGGAATGTAGGAATATTGGATGTGGCGGATTTAAAAGGCGACAATTCAGGATGGGCCATTGATGTTGCAGTCAACGTGATCCAAGAATTAAAATTAGACGGTGAAAAGCGCCATGATGTAGTTAATCATATCAAAAGTAAAATCACAGATAAAACCTTATCTATACGAGAAAAATACATCAAAAAATATACGGCAGAGAACACTTGCAACTATCTTTGTTTCTCCAATCACGTTAACCCATTACCATTAGAACCTAAAGAACGGAGATGGATGGGCATTAGATGTAAAAATCCCAATGCTGGTTATGATTATTTCGACCGTCTTTTTGGTAATCTTAAAAATGTAGGGGAATTGAGATGGTGGTTAGAAAATCATCCTATTAGTAAAGAATTCAGGGAATTGAAATGTGCACCTTTTGGGTCTGCTAACCAATCAATGATCAACAACGAAGTAGCAACGGTGTTCGGTTTAACGGAGCTATTAGAAGTGTTGGAAGAGGGCGGCGAATGCGTGCATAAGGAAGCTTTTTGCCAAGCAAAAGTAAGCGAAAAACTTGACGATTTGTTAAATGTGGCTTTCGATAAACAAAGAACTTACAAACACTTATTCATCAAACTCAGATATTCATTGCACGGATCTGTTAAAATTAACGGGGTTTCCCGTAAAATTTGGACAAAATCACCTATGGATAATGATGAAATTAGAGAATTATTAAGCTAAAAATCAAGAGGTCCTGTAACCTTTTTTCATCAAAAATCCGTCAGAATTTCAAGAGATCAAAATCAAAATTCGTCAGAAAGTATGAGAACGTATAAAAAAGGTTACAGGGTCCAAAAGGGCCTGTAACTTTTTAAGTATATGATTTATATAATAAAACGAGGTGAAATTTGAAAAGGTTACAGGTTACAGGTAAAACAGGGAAAACCCCTATACTACACGAAATATCAATGATTTTCTCTTCTGTCTACTTAAAAAGTTTTATTTTACCTGTAACCTGTAACCTTTTTAGTATTTATTATATAAATCATATACTTATCAGGTTACAGGTCAGGTTACAGGCCTGTAACCTTTTCTAACACACTTGGAATGGTATAATTGGAAAATCAAAAGGAGAAAAGTATGACAAATGATCGACTAGCGTGGCATCTTAAAAATTGGGCGGAATTTATGAGCCGACCATCATCTAAATTAGGGTACCCATCCAAAAGCCAAATGATCTCCTCTGGCGGTAGCAGTAGCGAAGATGAGTTTGACATAATGTGTGATGAAGCCGATACAAAATGCGCTCAAACTATGGATGCCATTATCGACAGCATTCATCTTCGACAAAGGGTAGCGATCAACCATGTATGGCTTAAAGTAATCCATCACTATGAAACTCATGAACAGGATTACGACAAAGCTTTAATCGAGATTGAACGACTTGCAGAAAAGCGTGGTTTGATGTAAAAAATTGTTTACAATCTAACGATTATGTAATATACTTTATTCAGTGGGGATAACTTGCCCTAAAGAAACGTAAGTCTACATTAAACGATGTAGACTTTTTTCATTTTCAAAGGTTCAAAATGACAGCTGAAAAAGCAAGTCTGTCTAAAGGTAGCATCGATTGGGTTGCGATAAAGACCGAATATGTAGCAGGCGCAGATTACACATCCCTATCGGAAAAATATGGTGTAAAAGAAGTTACTATCCGACAAAGAGTAATGCAAGGCAAATGGGGGGAAATCCGTAACAGCACTTTACAAGTTATAACAGAGAGAGCTATAGAAAAGATTATCGATGTGAAGGTTGATATACTTTCAAATTTAAATGAAATAGATCTAAGCGCCGCTCAAGCATTACGCGACAAAGCAAATGAAATGCTATCGAAGATTACATCAGCAAATGAGCTTAAATCATTGGCTGGCGTGTTTGATTCAGCCCAAAAGATCAGCAGACTAGCATTGGGTGCAAGCACAGAGAACAATAACGTAACACAGCGCGTTTTAGAGCCATTAAAAGATTCTGACTTTTTAGGATAATGTTTTCACCCTCTCAAGAGGCTTTTGTTTACTCAAAAGCACCATTCCCAGCCTTCTGTGGAGGTTTTGGTAGTGGCAAGACCGCATCAGCAATTGCACGCATTATGCGATTAAAACGGTTATGCCCAAATCAAGACGTAGCTTATTACTTACCTACTTATGGACTTGTGGAAGATATTGCTTACAAGCGATTCCCTGCACTATTTGAAAAGTTAGGCTTAAATTACAAGCTTAACAAACAACAAGCTAGATTGACTACTGACATTGGCGATATTATCTTTCGCACAATGGATAATCCAGACCGCATCGTTGGTTATGAAGTAGCTCACAGCATACTTGATGAGCTCGATACATTACCTGGTGATAAAGCAAGGGATGTTTGGAATAAGGTCATTGCACGTAATAGGCAAAAAGCATACACGGTTAATGGTGATTCGGTACCAAACACGGTAGCAGTTGCGACAACACCTGAAGGTTTCAGATTTGTTTATGACCGATGGGTAAAGAATAAGGTTGATGGTTACGAACTAATCAAAGCAAAAACAGCAGACAATGCTCACAACCTGCCAGATGGCTACATCGAAAACCTTAAAAACAGTTATCCATCAAATTTATTGCAAGCATACCTGGAGGGTGAATTTGTAAACCTGACAGCAGGTAGCGTATATGCTGAATTTGACCGAACGCTGAATTATTGCAACACTAAAATACACTTTAATGAGCCCTTACATATCGGCCTTGACTTTAACGTCACTAAAATGGCGGCGGTGGTTTATGTGTTGCGAGATACTAATCCTCACGCAGTGATGGAATTCACAGACGTATTCGATACACCTGCAATGTGCCAGTTGATCAAATCACGCTTTCAAGGCCATGCGATATACATCTATCCAGATGCAAGCGGACAGGCGAGAAAGAGCAACAATGCGTCAGAATCAGATTTGAGCATATTGCGTCAGGCTGGCTTTACAGTACTGGTAAACAGTCGCAACCCTGCGGTTAAAGACAGAGTATTAGCAACAAACAACATGATTCACTCGCAAGGCGTAAGACGGTTATTCGTTAATACTGACGCATGCCCTGCATTGACTGAATCGCTTGAAAAACAAGCATACGACAAAAACGGCGAGCCCGATAAATCATCAGGCCTTGACCACGTAATAGATGCAGCTACTTATTTTATTGCGTACAAATACCCAATAACACCACAAGCGGTCAAACGCATACAACTTATCGGACTATAATTAATGGCAAAACCCGACATATTACATACTGATTACGCAGAGCACAGCGGTCAGTGGTCAAAGTGCCGCGATGTTATTGAAGGTGAAGATGCTATTCATGCAGGTGGTGAAAAATATCTATCTGCGCTTACAGGCCAATCAACAAAAGAATATCGTTCTTACGTTATGCGCACGCCTTTCTTTAACGCGACAGGTCGCACTATTGACGGGTTAGTCGGTATGGTGTTCCGTAAAGCGCCCGCTATAAGCGTACCGACTGCGATCGAAAGTTATCTTAAGGATATGACGTTGACAGGTTGCAACTTCTATGAATTTGCAGAAGATGTGACAGGTGAAATGTTATCCGTTGGACGTGTTGGCGTGTTGGTTGAATATCCGTCAATCACCGAACAGCCGGTAAACAGAGCGCAAGCAAGCGCACAGAATCTGCGCCCGTATTGCACAATGTACAAGGCCGAATCTATTCGCAACTGGCGTGTAACTCGCATCAACAATTTAATGCAACCAGTTATGATTGCGCTTGATGAAGTGGTCACAGAGTATAAAAACGAGTTTGAATCAGACAATGTGCATCAGATCCGCGCATTGTTGATAGAAAATGACGTGTATACCCAGCGCGTATATCGCAAGAGTGGTAGCAAATATGATCAATTCGGTGATGACATCATCCCATTGATGAATGGCCAACCGTTAAGCTATATCCCATTTGTGTTCTTTAACTCCACTGGCACATCGACTGACGTAGCGACTCCGCCATTATATGACTTGGTGAATATGAACATCAGTCATTACCGCACAAGTGCAGATCTTGAGCATGGTGCGCATTTTACTGGCCTACCTACGGCGGTAGTGAGCGGTTATCAATTAACGGATTCTGGTGAGAAGTTCAGCATTGGTAGTGCTACGGCTTGGGTATTCCCACAGCCAGAGGCTAAAGCCTATTATCTTGAATTTAGCGGTCAAGGCCTAGGTGCATTGGAAAGTCTCAAGAAAGAAAAAGAAGCGGCTATGGCTGCCTTAGGTGCGCGTATGCTTGCCCCTGAAAAATCAAAGGCAGAGGCTTATGAAACAGTGCGCATGCGTCATTCTGGCGAAGGCGCTGTATTGTCATCAATAGCGAATGTGGTGAACGCAGGTCTAACACGCGCACTTGAAATCGTGGCGCAATGGTCTGGCGTCGATGGCGATATTGCAGTTGAAATGAATAAAGACTTCGTAGACACCGCAATGACCGCGCAAGATATTGTTTCACTGGTTCAAGCATGGCAATCAGGTGCAATCCCACGCGAGGAATTGTACTATAACCTTAAAAACGGTGAAGTCATCCGCGACACAACCACTTATGATGACTACTTGAGCATGGTGGAATCAGAAACGCCCTTGGGTGTTATAGATGAAAACAGCTAACGAGATTCTATTTGATGAATCTGTAGCGCATCAGATAGACCTGCAAGGATATTCAAACGGTGTAACGCGCAGAATCATCGGGATATTAAATCGTGCTGATGATGATTTAATAGATCAGATTACCAAAGCAATCGAGCATATGCCGCCAAATGCTTTTAACATTGAGCGGTTAGAGCGACTTTTGATAGCCGTACGCACATTAAACGGCAAAACTTATGCTGATATATCAGCGGAGCTTGAAACGGAGCTTAAAGCACTTGTAGCGTATGAGGCAGGGTATCAGCAACAGTTATTGAATAGCGTATTGCCTTCACAGGTTGCAGTTAATTCCGTGAACATTAACCAAGTATATGCTGCGGCTATGGCTAGGCCATTTCAAGGTAAGCTATTAAAAGAGTGGTTAGAAGGTGTCGAATCTGCTCGTGCTGCATCGATACGCGATGCAATCCGTATCGGCTTTGTTGAATCACAGACAACGGCTGAAATAGTTAGGCGCATTAAAGGCACTAAAGCGCTTAATTATGCTGACGGCCTGCTGAACACATCAAGGCGCAATGTTGAATCAATCGTATTGACTGCAATCAACCACACAGCAAACTATGCTAATGAATCATTGATTGAAGCCAATAGCGATGTGATAAAAGGCTATCGCTATTCAGCTACGCTTGATCTACGCACAACAACGATATGTGCGAGCCGTGACGGTAACGTTTACCCACTTGGTAAGCCAAAACCAGCTATACCAGCTCACATACGCTGTCGCAGTCGTTATGTTGGCGTATTAAAGAACTATCGTGAACTTGGTCTTGATGCAGATGAAATAACAGGACTGGAACGCGCATCATTGGATGCATCATTGGATGGTCAGGTAGCGCGCGAAACTACATACAATGACTGGCTGAAACGTCAAAGCGTAGACCGTCAAAATGAAGTGCTAGGCGTAGAAAAGGCAAAGCTATTTAGAGATGGTGGCTTATCGCTGGATAAGTTTGTCAGCAAGCATGGTCATGTTTACACACTCGCGGAATTACGCGCAAAGGATGCCGCAGCATTTGCTAAAGCTGGTTTGTAGGTATAAAGTTATGAAGTGCCAAAGCTAACACTAATCACTTCACCGCCTGCGCCTGATACGCTAAAAGAGCGCGTAAAGGCAGGACTACGCAAAACGAAACAGCCAGACATACCGCAATGCGTTTGTGGCAGTAGGACATACACATACATACACACGGCAGGCACAAAACAGCGAGTTTGTGTGTTTTGCCTGATGAATAAAAAATTGGTAGTAATGTGACAATCAAACAGTTTTAACGAGCCTCTAGCTAATCACTAGGGGCTTTTTTATGGGCATCTTTCGCCAGTGGCATTAGGTGTTTTTTTATGGGCAGCGCCCAAACAATCCAGAGGATATAGCTATGAGTATTGATTTATCTGCGCCAGAGGTGCAACAAGCGATTAAAGATGCAGTTGAGCAGGCAACACAGCCATTGGTGGCAAAGCGTGACGAATTGCTAGGCGAGGTTAAAAAGCTACGCAAAGAATCAGCGATTAAGCCAGAGGACGTTGAAAAGCTGGAAGCTCAAATTGATGAGCTTAAATCTCAATTGGGCACTGCTCAAAAAGAGGTTAAAACTTTCAAAGAAACTGCTGATAAAGCAAGCAAGGCATTAGCTGATGAAGCAAACTTTAATCATAGGCTTCTTGTAGAAAACGGGTTAACAGACGAGCTTACAAAAGCTGGCGTTACAAATCCTGCATTCCTCAAGGCCGTTAAATCAACACTATCACAGCAAGTAAAAGTAGTCACAGAAGGCGAACAGCGTATTGCAAAGGCTGGTGATAAAACACTAAGCGACTTTGTAAAAGAGTGGGCGGCTAGTGATGAAGGAAAACACTTTGTAGCTGCGCCTGCAAATTCAGGCGGCGGCGCTCAAGGTGGCGGCAACAATTCAAATAACCCGCCAAAAACCAGCATTGAAAAAATCAAAGCAGGATTGGCAAAACTTTAAGGACTTAACTCATGGCAACTCAAACCTTAGCCGAAGCACAAAAACTCATTAGCAACGAAATTGTTGCAGGTGTAGCAGAAGATATTTTCACAACTAACCCGATCTGGAACGTAATGCCTTGGACTGGCTACGAAGGTCAAGCGATCCTCGTAAACCGCGAGAACGCTTTGGGTGATGCGCAACACTTGGCTGTTGGTGGCACAATCACTGCAAAAGCGCCAGCAACATTCACACAAGTACCGTTCACATCAGTAACCACTATCGGTGATGCTGAATTGAATGGCTTGGTAGCAGCACAATCACGTTCAGCAGGCGTAGATCAAATGGCAGTTGAGATTAGCTCAAAAGCCAAATCAGTAGGTCGTTTACTGCAAACTGGTATCGCAACTGGTACAGGCGTATCACCACAACTACACTCACTGCACACACTGACTGACGCATCGCAATACACCGCAGCATCAGCAGGTCAAGCGCTCTCATTTGAATTGCTTGACCAATTACTAAACTTAGTGAAAGCAAAAGATGGTGAAGTTGATTGGTTGATGATGCCAGCTCGCACATTGCGTGCTTATCGCACTCTTGTACGTGCTTTGGGTGGCGTGACTGAAACAATCGCTTTCGACATGGGCAATGGCCGCTCACGTAACGTTGACGTTTATAACGGCATCCCAATCTTCCAAAACGACTACTTATCAGTAGCTGAAACTGCAAACGGTGCAGCATTGACCGGTGGCGCTTTAACATCTGTTTATGCAGGTGTATGGGATGATGGCTCACAACGTGTTGGCGTATCAATGATTTATCCAGACGGCACTCCAATGGGTATCGCAGTTGAGCAAATCGGTGCGGCTGAAACTAAAGATGAGCAAATCGTCCGCGTTAAATCTTACAGCAACTTTGCGAGCTTCAACCGTAGAGGCATCGCTCGCTTGACTTCTATCAATAACTAATCATGGCTAAAGATACCAAAGTCAAGGTCATTGCAGAGCATGATCTCATTGCTGATTCTATCGAGCTATGGGGCGTTAAGTTCGAGCGAGTTAATGGCGTGTATGTTGCGTTTATTGACAAGCAAGAAGCTGATGCAATGGTTAAAGCTAACCGAGTAAAACTAGCTTAGTAAGTGGTAGGCATTCTAACGAGTGTCTACTGCTTAACGAGCTGCAATTAGGGTCGAAGATAAATGGCGAATAGATACACGATAGCATCAGGCTTTGCAGACGACCCAGCTATTTGGGATGGTGGGGTAAGTGTTCCTGTTTCTGGGGATAGGGTACTAATCAGCCACACAAGCACCGCAAATAACACGTTCTCAACAAATACTGCTGGGTATGCTATTGGCTCTACTAATATCACACTGACCGGTACAGTATCGGCTGGGTCTTACGTCATAGGCGAAAAAGTAAGTTTTGGTACTGAAACAACAGATAACCCACTCTACACCATCACGGGCTGGAATAGCGGCACTAGAGTTCTTACCATTGACCCTCCACTATCTGTGGCTATCCCTGCTGTCGCAACACTAGCATGTAGTCGCGGACATGAGGTAACTCTCCGCACAGCCGTAGAATGGGGAGATGACAGCACCGCAACTATCGTAATCAATACAATCAGCACAACAAACAGTATTACCATTCGCGGCATATTGCGTCATAGCCGTGTTGCGAATAGTAGTATAACTTGTTTAGGCAACATTCGCGTTGTAGCATTCGGCACACACGATGTTGGCTATGAGGCAAACCCTATCCCTTTCGGAGTGACCGCCACGCTTATCATAAATAAGTCTGGAACATTAGCGGCAAGCAAATACTCATACGGCATACTTAATAGGTCGAGGGCTTCATTCTGGGGAGGAAGTAAAGTACGAGCGGCTACGCTTACCTCGGCTCTGACAGCAGGGGCTACAACTGTTTATGTTAGTCAAGCCTCTGGGTGGAAGATTGGTGACAAAATTGTAATTGCCGGTACGTCAAACGCTGATAATTCATATTCACACGGTACAATCGCTGGAACATACGTAGAAGGCTCTACGACAGTTCCTCTAACAGCAGCAGTGCAGTCTTCTCATTTAAATGGAGCGGATGTAGCAAACGTTACAAGTAACGTGCGAGCTACGCCATTTAGTCAGTCTTTCGGGTCTTATTGGTTTATTGACTCTGCTACTGATAATACATCATTAGCTAACTCAAGAGAATTTGGGGATATAGAGCTAGACCAAATGACAGGCGGCTCATGGCCTTATAGTGGAGTAACTCTCGGGAACGCCACTTCTTATAATGGAACATATAACCCTAAGAGCTTGCGAAAATACTTCAGCGTATCTCACCCTTTAGGGGTTGGTAATACGGCTGGAGGTTATTGGAATGCCCAGACAACCTTTCATGATGGGATTCAGTATATAGATTCTTGCGTATTCACTACTTTAGCAACTGCGAATACTAATGCCTACACACAAAGCGGCTCTAACGTTATGTTTGACAACTGCTTGTTTATCGGTGTTGTACACGCATCGAGCGGATGGTACAACAATAGGGTAAGAAACTCTACCATAAATGGGAGAAACTCTGTAGCGGGGATTGTATCATCGTGGAATAGTACAGACGCGTCATTTGAAAATGTTCATTTCTACGGCAGATTCAGAAATAATCTACACTTTATGGCAGACCCCTCGCAGCAGACTAGGGGGTTTAAGGTAATCAACTGCACGTTCGGGTTTAAGGTAATCAACTGCACGTTCGGTATAAAACAACCTTTATATGGCCTTAGTAAATGGTTTGGAAATCAGACAGTATCCTGTAACGGCCAGATAGAGTTTATAGACTGCGAATTCTCCGCTGCAATCGATGCACTTCCTAGACATAGTTCCGAGTATGAGTTTTCTATATTAGCGGCAACCGCGTATTTTAAACTGACAAACGTAAATAAAGACGTAAACAGGCAAGAATACTATAATAAATTCGGGTTCTATTTGCGTAACAATACGTTATATAAAAATTCAACCTCTTCCGTAGAGCAATCTGCTTTCGCGTTAAACGTTCCTAATTCAAAGACACAGAGCATCACAGTAGCCGCAGGAGCTACTATTAGAGTGGTCGGGTATGTTCGAATTGATTCTACCTTCTATAACAGTGGTAACTTAACATACCCAACGGTCACGCTATCTGGGGCGGGATTAACTACTACAACATTTACCGCAACTAGTGCGTCATTAAATGCTTGGGAACAATTTGATATATCAATAACAAATACTGCCGGATATGCTCAGGCTGTAACACTATCACAAAATGTTACCCCCTTAGCAGTAGTCGGTGGCAGAGTATATTTTGCCGGAGTTCCCGATGGCGTTTATGTAACTAAAGCTAGACACTACGGATTTATGTTCGAGGAAGCCCTGCCTACTCGTACTGTAAACTCAGTGCTAGTGGCTGATGAAGCCACTGCATACGCATATACAGGCGTGTCTATGGATAGTGTAACGCCACGCATTACAGTCACAGCAGGCACAGCCGATTCATTCCTGAAAGTGTATGAGTACACCCAAGCATGGGCTGTAAATAACCTTGATAATGATGTGCTGCTCACCTCAACCGATGGCAACAACTTCACCCTTGCGACAACCACAAAGCTCGTATGGGATGCGATGGGTGCAGACGGTACGCTAGTAGGCGGATGGTGGGAGCTTACAACCCCCGCGACCTACAACGTCAAGCTATCAGGTACTAAGATTGAATTCAAGACAGCAGGTACTTACGACTTCTCAGCAGGTACGGTTGGCGGTACAGTAGAGCTTGTAAACACATCAGGCGGTAACGTCACAGTCGTAGTTCCAGCAGGCACTAGCTACACGAATACCGGCCCAAACATTACTGTCACCGAGCCGGTCGTAGCACGAGGTCTTGCCTTCACTGGCCTGCTCGCAGGTTCTACGCTCAAGGTATTCGAAACTGGTACGCAAACAGAACTGTTCAGCAACACCAATACTGCCACCAGCGTGACATGGAGTGAGGCGTTATCTGGCTCTCGCACGGTGGACTACACTATACTTAAAGACGGCTACCTACCAATCCGGCAGACCGGCATTGTTGTGACGGGAGCAGTGGTCGGTGGTGTGATGGCTACGCCTATCCAGCAGGCAGCCTCACGAGCATGGGTCACACCAATCGGTCTGACCTTTGGCACAAACCTGTTCTACAACCCGACAACCAAGCTGGCTGGTCTGACTGCGGTCAGCACATTGCAGAACCTCTACTGCCAACTGATCTCGTCATTCCGCACAGAAGCCACGTTGCAGAACAAGCCATTCCCGATGACTGAGAACGGCCCCAACTCGTTCCGGTGGATTGATGGTAGCGGTTTTGACCTAACAACGTATGCCAACTCGATAAGCAACCTGCGTGGCGACGGCATGAGTTACACCGATGTGAATGGGAATGTGACCGATGTCTGGGCAGCGATTCTCTCAGTTGGTGTTCCTGCTGGTTTCCAAGTCAGGTATCAGCAACAGGATGGTATCGGCACGACCAATGCACAGAACACTGGCAACATCGACCAACTAATCAAGATTAAGAAAACAGGAACAGGGGCATTCGACTATACCAACTGGCTGGTTCTCAAGGTGCAAGAAGAGGGTTACGACCAAGCCGAGGCTGTTGCACAGGACATCTATGGCGTACTGGAAGATCAGCTCTATGTCGTTGGACTGACACCGCTACCCAACAGCATCGCTGCTGGATTGGCTGACGCGACCGTGACGGTAACACCAGAGCCAACTCCGGTGCTGTGGAACGGTAGCTACTTCTCGACCACGATCACCGACACAACTGACAACCACTCAGGTCTTGCGATTATGCAAGCAGTGCGAGCTGCAAACGAGTTCAACTGGTCTGATCTGGTACGCCCCAATGGGGATAAGTTCAAGACAGTGACGGGCAATTTCTACGGCGATGCCTACGCCACGCCAGCGGGTGTGCGTGTGGTCATGTCCGATGGAACGACACCGCATCCTGACTTCAATTTGTTCAATGACGACACTGGAAGCTCACCTTATGTTCCGCCTGTGATTGCACCGATTACTTGGGAGGGGGCAGTAGATGGCACAACCATCCTGCTCTATAACGACAGCAATGCTGGTGCGATTATTGACACGCAAAATGTGTCTGGTGCTGGCGGCTACGTCTGGTCGGTTTCACTGCCGTATGCTGGTGTCGCGGTAGGCGATTCACTGCGGTTGCGTTATGGTCACAAGGAATACTACGCTGGTGAACTGCAAGGCACGTTGACTGCCTCAGGTATCGCCTTTGTCGGCTCGATGACGCTACACCCTGTCTATGCTGGATGGGGTCTGGATGGCTCGGTCTATGACCAAGCGAACGGTGGGCCATTCACGATGGACGGCCTCAACCTTGAGATCGACATTGGTGGTGGCGCAGGCACAGGAACGAAGAAAGCACTTGCGGCATGGACTCAGCACTTGATGACGCTACCGGCTGGCCTCGATGCCTTCTATGGTGCATGGGATTTGCTCGACCTGAATATGATTAGGCAGAACGTTGCAATCGTGGATGTGTTGATTGACAAGCCAACGGCGGGTGAGTTCGTGTTCACCGACAACGACATTAATTACTACCGCTCCGACTTTACGATCCCATACAACACGACACACTCGACCATCTTCATGACGTACAACGCCAAGCCTTTCGTGGCAACGGTGGTGGGTGGGAACGTAATTACAGGGGATATTTCCACTGTGATGTCAGCGGTTAATGCAGTACCAGCTGCAACACATACGCTAATCACCACAGGGGATCCAGTTGCACCAACAGCTTCTGAAGTTGCAGGTGAAGTTTTAGCCGTACTGCAAACCAACACACTTGCCGTGAACATGGTGCAAGTGAAAGGACAGTCACTTGTTGGCACGGGTATTGAGTCAGATCCGTGGAGTCCTGCTTAAATGGGTGGAGCATGGGGTAAAGCCTTTGGTGCTGCTTTTGGTAGTGCGTGGGGAAGTGTACTTTATTCACCCCCTCAAAAATATCCGCTTGCAGGCATATATCGGCTCTATGACTTAATTGATGTTCTGCATTACCCAATAACGCAAAAACTGAAAAGACCGCTTAATGGCGCGAGTTTAATTTATCCAATAGCGGGAAAGCCAAATAGACCGCTTAATGACGCGAACTTAAACCGACCACTGATGGGTGTAGGCAGAGAATATGCAATAATTAATATCCAGGATTACCCAATAACGCAAAAACCGACAAGGCCGCTTAATGGCCCGAGTTTAGATTATCCACTTGAAGGCATAGATAGGACATACCCATGATTAACGTAGAAACTGGAACTGGAGCAAGTGATAGCGAATCATATTGCAGCGTTGCTGACAGCTTAACCTATCATCTAGCGCGCGGAAATAACACATGGGCAACCATTACAGAATCACAGCAAGAGCAAGCCTTAAGACGTGCAACAGATTTTATCGAGCAACGCTATAATCAAGCATGGCAAGGATTAAGAGTAACAAGCACACAAGCGCTATCCTGGCCTCGTAGCGGGGTCACATTGAATGGCTTTGCATTCGACAGCGCAAGTATCCCAAAGGCGCTTATTAATGCGACTGCTGAAATGGCAATCCGTGCTGCAGCTGGGGAACTAGATGTGGATTTAGAACGCGGTGTAACACGTGAGAAGATTGGTACTTTAGAAGTACAATATGATACAATATCACCTGAGAGAAAGCGCTATGTTGCTGTAGACAATATGCTCAAGCCATTACTGCAAAATCAATCTAATTCATATGTAGGTCTGCAACGTGCCTAATTACGCAAATCTACAAGCCGCCTCCCGCAGATTGCTTGCCAAGTTCGGGCAATCAATGACGCTGACACAGCAGACCGCAGGGGCTTACAGCCCTGATACTGGTAACGTGACAAGCACGACAGTCACAACGATTGATAACGGTGTCATTTTGCCATACGCAGAAGGCATACAGAACGACTCTGGCAGCTTAATTCAGCAAGGTGACGCACAGGTATTGATACAGTGTAATGTCGTGCCAAAACCTAATGATACGTTGACGATTCAAAGCCAAGTGTGGACTATCATCAATGTGAAGGCGTTAGAGCCAAGCGGTATCAATTTGCTGTATGAATTGCAGGTGAGGAAATAATGGGCAAATTTGCGCTAGATCTGAACCGGTTCGCTAAAAAGGCGGGGGTCAATGCTGAAAAGGTAGTGAGAAAAACTGTGCTTGATATTACCTATAGCTTGGTAGATATGTCCCCAGTAGACACAGGCAGATTTAAGAACAACTGGCAGGTAGCAACGGGTAGCATCAACCGCGACACTAACAGCAAAACAGATTCTAAAATGCGTGCAGAATCATCCATGCTTGGCTTTAACATTGGCGAAACTGTTTATATTTCAAACTCATTGCCATACGCGCAACGTCTTGAAGATGGGCATTCAAGCCAAGCGCCTTCTGGCATGGTGAAAGTTACTTTGGTCAAATATCAATCATTCATTAAAAACGCGGTGAGAACATTATGAGTCTTGCACTAATCAGGAAGGCATTTGAATCGCGCCTGAATACATGGGCTACAGCGCAAAGCATACCAGTAGCATATGAGAATGTAGCTTTCACACCGCCTGCAACTAAATACCTTAGAGCATACCTATTGCCAGCGTCAACTGATAGCGACACACTGGACAATTTGCATCGTGCCTATATGGGAGTGTTTCAGGTCAATATCGTTATGCCTTTGAATGTAGGCAGCAATGAGGCACAAGCGCTCGCTGATAGCATTGCAGGCTTATATAGTGTTTCATTCACACAGGACACTATCCGCGTTTACATTACACGTCAATTCAGCTCACGGCCTGCATTTCAGGATGGTGACAGATACATTTATCCAATCTACTGCAATTATCGAGTAGATACGAATTAGGCAAGGTAACACTTGCTTATTGCCCTTCATCGGGCGCAATCCAGCCAGCTTAACCGCTGGTTTTTTTCGCCCATAACACGGCATTTTTAACAAAAGGAAATCAATCATGGCTTTCAACTTACCAAATGGCGTGACCTTCGCAGTTGCGACAGCTTACGCATCAGCGTTAACAGTTACAGCGGCTTCAAACGCATCAGAAACAGTATTGACAGTGACTAACACACTGTCTGCTGGTGATTATGTAGAAGTGACATCAGGCTGGAATCGTATTAACGGTCGCATCTTCCGTATTAAAACGGCATCAGCCTCAAACGTGACATTAGAGGGCATTGATGCTGATACCAGCAACACAACAAACTTCCCTGCTGGATCTGGCACTGGCTCAATCCGTAAAATCAACACCTTCACACAAATTGCTCAAGTGCTTGAATGTACATCAACAGGTGGCGAACCACAATACACAACATTCTCACTGCTTGAAGAAGATTACGACCGTCAAATCCCGACAACAACATCAGCTCAATCATTGAATATGTCTGTTGGCGATGACCCAACATTGCCAGGCTACATCTCACTGAAAACAGTTGCACGTTCACGCGCTACTACAGCATTGCGTGCGGTGTTCCCTAACGGTTCAATCATCATGTACAACGGCATCTTCGCTCTGGATGAAACACCATCTATGACTAAGGGTTCAGTGATGGCAGTCAATGTGGGTATTGCTCTGCAAGGCAGACCTGTCAGATATGCGAGCTGATAACGCTTAGTTACCACCATGTAACGCCCTGCTCGGTAGCGCCTTGCAGGGTTTTTTAAACTTCATAATTATAAAGGCTCACAAATGGCTAAATTCTCACTGGCAAGCGCGCCAAAGACATTCAAGCGCAAAGTAACCATCACACTGTTAGACGAATCAACCGCTGATATTGAACTGACATTCAAGTACAAAACCCGTACCGAGTACGCAAAGCTGCTGGATGAAGTCATGAGCAAAGAGAAAGCGGATGACGAAAAGACACAAAGCGCTGTTGATATTTTCAAACGGCTAGGCGCTGGCACTGTTGAATTTTTGATGAAGATTGTCGAAGGTTGGGATTTAGACGACGAGTTTAACAAATCAAATGTTGCAGACTTGATTGATAAGTTCCCTGCGGCAGCAAGTGAAATCACAGAAGCGTATCGCATTGCGATATTGGAAGGTCGGACAAAAAACTAGAGGCCGCTGCATCGGCAATGTACCAGAAAGAGGCTGACGAGTTAGAGTTAGCCTCTTTCGGTTTAACCAAAGAAGATGTAGCGGTGACAGTTGAAGTATGGGAAGAGAATTACCCAGCGTTTAATGTGTTTAACGCACTAGGTACGCAATGGCGCTATTCCATGAATGGCATCACAGGTCTTGATTACAA